GCTATTACAGAATATCATATGAGTTATTTTGAGATTATGAAAATGCCAGTTGGTTTCTTTTTAGATCTTTTAAATTGGAAATTTGATTTTGAAGAGAAGAAATTAGAAGAAATGAAGAAACATTTTGAAAAAAGTAATAGTTAAAAGACATTAATTTGTTAGAGGAATAATATATGTCTAATAATTTATTGGATAATGATTTTAGTTTCTATAAGGTTATTGGTGCAGATGGGGATTTGAAAAAGGTTTATGGGATAGATCGGGTGGTTGATTCAATTATAAATTACCTATCTATCCCTAAAGGTAATTATCCAGGTGATCCAGAATATGGCAGTGAATTGTATAAGTTTGTATGGGAACCAACAGATGAGTTGACCAAAGAGGGGATATACCAAGAAATTAAAGATGTTGCTCAATTATTTAGTCACAATGTAAAAATTTCTAATTTTAATCTTTATTATATTTCAAATAATAAAGGTTTTGTTGTATCATTTGATATAGTTTATATGGGAGATAAAAAAGAAGTGACTCTTGAAGTAACCGGTGATTATGTAAGTAGATTGGGATAATAAGTATGCCTAAAAAGAAAATATCAAAAGATGATTTAGAAAATCGAATCAAAGAATTCGAAAAGTGTTCAAAAGATCCTGTATATTTTATTACTAAGCATATAAAAATACCAGAAGTTGGTGGATCTGTAAAATTTAAACTTTATAATAAACAAATTGAATTAGTTAATAACATTATGACAGAACACTACATGGCAATTTTAAAAACACGACAGACGGGGGCATCTACAGTTATTCAAGCTTTTCTAGTGTGGTTAGGTACGTTTTTTGAAAATGTAGTTGTGGGTGTTATCTCAAGAGATGGTCCGGAGTGTACAGACTTTGCTAGAAAGACTATGGATATGATTGACGAATTACCAGATTGGATGCGACCGAAATATGTAAAGAAAACTGAACAATCGTTTATTCTTAAAACTGGTTTCAAATTATTTGCTTCTACTGTTAACCCAGCTAAGCCACAAAATACTTTAAGGGGTAAATCGATTACATTTTTAGTTATTGATGAGGCCGCATTTATTGGTTATATTGATGATGCATATACGGGTATGGCACCGGCATTATTTAAAGCCCAAAGTGTAGCAAAAGAAAAAGGTTTACCTTATGGAACTGTTGTTATTTCAACACCTAATGGTACTACTGGTATAGGTGAGTGGTATTACAATCTTATTAAGAAGGCTAAGTCCGGTGAGTCTATATTCAAATACTTTGAAATGCATTGGAGACAGATACCTGAGTTTGCAAATAATCCCAATTGGTATTCTGAACAATGTAAATTATTAGATAATAATAAAAGGAAGATTGCTCAAGAATTAGATATGACCTTTCTCGGTTCAAGAGATTGTGTTTTTGATGATGATATTGTTGGAGTATTACAAGAAAGTAGTATTCAACCCATTATGAAGAAAAGAATAATTAGTGGTGATTTATGGATCTGGGAAGAGTACAATAAACAAAATAGATATTTAATAGGTGTGGATACAGCAACCAGAGAAGGTGCATGTTTTAGTACAATACAAGTAATTAAATTTGAAACATTAGAGCAAGTTGCCGAGTATCAAGGTAGTCCAGAAGTTACAGATTTTAGTAAAATGGTTAAGCTAGTAATGGATATATATCCTAATTGTTTTTGTGTAATAGAAGTCAATAGTTATGGTAACCAGGTTGTAGAAACATTAAAACGAGATATCAAGTATGCAGATAGAATGTATAAACGTCCTGTGAGAGATAAAAAAGGTATAGTTACAGATTATAAATATGGTTTACAAACAGATAATATGACAAGACCACTAATAATGGAATCATTATTAACATATGTTAATGAATATCCATATATTGTTAAATCTTCTAGGTTAGCATTAGAATTAATTAGTTTAGAAGATAAAAATGGAAAAATAAAAGGAAGAGAAAGAGATGACTTAGTTCTGGCTTTTGCTTTTTGTTTATATGTAATTAAATTCAGATTAAGCGCATTTACTGATTATGAACCTATGCCAGATGAGTATAGGCAAAATTTTGAAGAAATTTTAAAGTTTGAGGATTCTAAATCTGATAATATTCTTGATGTGAAGGATTTATTTAGTATTGAAAATGATGATGATTTTAGTGAAGTATGGGATGATTTAGCAAAAGATCCATCTCTAATATATAAAAATCATATGAGAAAAATTAGAGGAGAATAATTTATGTCTGGGTTAGCAAGAATTGGAGACATGGGTGTTGGTGTATGTTGCTGTCATAGTAAACCAAAATGTCGACATAAAATTGGATTTATAATTCTTGGTAGTGGGGACTCACAAGCAAATAGTATGGGGTTGGCCAGATGTGGGGATGTTGTCCTTGCAACATGTGGGCACCCAGGTGTTATTGTTTCAGGTAGCAGCCAAACCACTACTAATTCTTCTGGGCAGGCATTTATCGGATCTTCTTTTGTTGGTTGTTTTACAGGTGTTATTGTTTCAGGTAGTAGTGATGTAACAACAGGATAAAAAGTCAACTACCCACCACCTATAGAGGTGGGGGCTTGTAGAAAAACAAGCTCGGTTGATTAGCCTAAGCTAAAAGGATTACTCTTTAGCTACGTTATAGTAGAATATATAGACACCTTGGGATGCTCCACAAGTTCCAAGCTCTGTGGGTAGTGATTAAACATCTCTGAGGGGTAGGAGAAGTGTTACTACTTTAAAACCCTATATAACATTGGCGATGTGGACCTACAGGCTTTAGCCTGACTTACCTTTCAAGGAGGTTATTAAAGTGGTATATGTACTATAGGTGCAATTCATCCCCCACTTACAGAAGTGGGAGTCTTCTTGCAGGAAAATGATAAATTAAAAGGAGGTTTTATGAAACTATATGATTATGAAACTTGGTTAGCAAACTTAAGAGATTATTGGATAAATATAATTGATAGCAGTGTTGTTACTCAGTTAGATAACTATATTAATTCTATTCGGTCTAATATTCTATCTTATAAAGAAAATAATAGTTTAAAAGATACTTTTGAAGATAGTATAATAACTTTAATATCATATATAAAAATTAAGTATGACTATACGTTTATCAATGATCCAGGTGTTCCTGATTTGATTCCTAATAATGATTTAAAAAATTGGTTCAAATTATTTACGTATGATTTAAATGAGAATTATTCTGTTTTTTTTAATTATATTTCTCAATCAGATCCAATGGGCACAACTACGTATATTTTAGAAACAACTATTACATATGATAATTTAATTCAAGAAATTTCACAATTTGCACAAAATGATATAGATACTATAAATAATTTTAGAGATGTGTTTCCATCCGCAATAAGAAAGAAAATGAATTATCAAGCAATCAATCAACCAAAAGGGTTTACTGTAGGTATAAATTCTAAGAATCATATAATAACAGCAATGTATGGTGAAGAAGTATTAGAGAAATTTAATTGGTCAATTTTTGGTTTAAATACAAATGATCCAAATGTTTAGAATATTGGAGGTATAGCATGAATGCCCAAACAGCATGTACAATGGTTAAAAGATATTATGATACATTTATGACACAAGCACAATTAATTTTAGGAACTGTTCCAGCATATTTAACTGTTGCTATAGGTGCTATTGGTGTTGCTGCAAAGGCAGCTGACACTACTTTTGATGTTGCTGAAGGATTATTAGATGGTTTACCTGATCCACCAAGTTTGGATGCTGCATTACAAGCAGATCTTACAGGACCAGATTTTGATGAAGTTTTTTCAAAATGTCCATTTTTAGCAGAGCTTTTAAGCCCTGTTAGTAATTTACAATTGTCTGCTGGCGCAGCAATAAGTATTTCCCCAAACTTATCTCTGCCATTGGATGATATTAGAGAGAAGTACTTAGGAATGATAAATGATGCAAGAAATGCCGTACAAAGTGTTTTAGATCCACTTTTAGAAAATGCTCTTTGGTCATTATATCAATATGAGAAATTTTTGGAAAAAAGTGGGGTTTTTACATTATTAGCAACTGTTGGACAAATTGAAGCATGTTTAGAAAATTTATGTGAAGTTGTGTTGAATCCGGAAGATAAATTGTTACCAAAGTTTCAATTACAAGCTAAAGTTTCAACTAATGGGTTATTAATAGGTGATATAGCAGCAGAGGCAAATGTTGATGGAAACAGTTTACAAAGTAGTTATAGCATGTATAAACAAAAAATAGAACCACCAATTGTTTCTAATGCTGAATCTGGATTGGCTACCATAAAAAATCAATTTTCAAATTTTTCAAGTATGTTTTAGATGTTTAATGAACAAATTAAAAAGTACTTTAATGTAAACACCATTATTATAGGTTGGTGTATTTATTATGGATTGGAGAGGATTAATTAGTGAAGATAATCAAAAATTATCTATTGGTAGAGTATCTTTTTGGATAGTATTTATGATTTGTATTTATTTTTGGACATGGAGGGATAAAGATTCATTTCCCCCTACATTATTCGAAACATTTATATTTGTCTTAGGTTATAATATAGCCAAAAAGCCTATTACTGTATTTTCTAAATACATAGATACTAAATATGGAAATACTAAGGAGTAATTGATAATTAAATAAAATAATGTAAGAGGGTGTTTTATGTCTGTAAAGATAAAGGTGAAGAGAGGACAACTATCACAAGTTCTAAGTTCTGCTACTGAAGAGGGAGAATTATTATTATCATTAGATACTAACCAATTGTTTGCAACTAATTCTGCTGGTGATAAAGTTCTTGTTGGGAGATGTGGTCTAGGATCTATTTTACCAACAACTAATGTAGAAGGTTCTCTATTCTATAATTTAAATGATAATACGTTATATGTAAATAATGGGGGTAGGTGGTTACCCCTAAATACATCCAGTGGTTCTGGTGATGGATCTATTATTACTGGTACGTCTGTTGAAAATATAAATTGTCTGATTAGTGGAGAAGTCGATAATGAAGGATATTCAAATTGTTTAATAGCTGATAGTAATAATATTGTTTTAAAATCTGGAACAGTTTTTAATATTAATGGCGCCGAATATAAATTAACTGGGGACCTTTCTGTTACTAAACCAACTAATAATAGTGGTGGTTCTGTTATTTTAAGAAAAGATGCTAATGGTCTACATTTGGAAGTATTAGACTACAAAATTGAATATGTTAAAAATGAGAGTCAATTAACTTCAGCAAATTCTTACTATTATAATTTAGCAAAACGAACAATGATGACAAATTTGTTAAGTCAAGTATATGAGCCAATAAATGTTATTGAAGTTGGGCATTTTGATGGGGACAATCAAGTTTATTCGTATTCATATAGAAATAAAAGTGAAATAATTATATATGTAACAACTAGAACAATATATAATATCAACCCTAGATTGCCAAAAATCCCAGATTTTATTCAAATGTTTCAAACCGATGACCTAAACAATCCATGGGCAACCGTGGATGGGGATTATAATAGATATAGTAATTTGATACAAGAGATCTATTGGGATAATTTGCGACTAGCTTCGTCTAGATATTATGTCTTTCATACTTATACTGGTGCATCTGGGGAAAGAAATCCATATAGAAGCACAGAGGGATATTTAAAAATTATTGTTAAATGTGAATTGTAAGATAGATAATGTGTAGGAGTTGAATATGGTAAAATATGCAATTGATCAAAATGGATATATAATAGGTTCAGAGGGTGTTAGTGAGTATTACATGTTAATAGAAAAACCTATTCCAAATCGTTGGGTTAAGTGGGACTTTGATTCCAATGATTGGGTATTTGACATTGATTTATATAAGAAATACAAAATCGATTATGTTAAATCGTTAGCAAATGAAGCGATTAACAATGATAGAGCATTCCCATTATGGAGGCAGAATAATTTATCCAGTGATTATAATTATGGCCTATATGCTCTATCAACAGGATTAAATATGCCATCAGATGTTTTAGTTAAGACAATTGTTATGATTGTTGGTTTATCTTATGAAATAGAATATCTCAAAAATATTTATTTAAATGCTCATTCATTAGATTTTAGTACTATCATTGATGAAACTAATCCAGTTTTATCAGTAGATGAACAAATTGTTTATTGTAGTTATATGGTGAAGTCGACAGTAGTGTATAGGTTAATTAAGTTAGTTAGAAATTGGTCAAATGATACTGAAGAATTAATAAAATCTGCAACTACAAAAGAAGAGATTGATTCAATAGACTTGACTACTTGTCCAAATATAAATATATATTAAAGTATAGAGGTGTAAAATGTTGGATGATAGAATTCTTGATTTAGTTACAAAAGTAAATAAAATGTATAAGATACTATATGGAAATGTGATGGTTTCACCATTTATTAAAAAGACTGTTGGTGATAGTACTGGTAATTCTTTTGATACTATGGGTTTTTTTGACTTAATTAGGAATCAAAGAATAACATATTTAGATGTCAACAATGAGCTATTGTCAAATAGTGAAACGGTTGTAAGAAGAATGATTGATGAGTGTCACAATATAAATGACGTTATTGTAGATGCATTAGATATAGAAAACAAATTAGGATCATTCCCATTTGATTTATCTAAATTATTTTCAGAAGGGAAATATGAATTAATTATTAAATTATATGTTGAGAATTTCAAGTATTTAGAAAGCCATTTTGAAGAAATTAAAAAATCAAACATAAGCCAATCCCAGGAAGAGGTAGATAAGATTTTGAGTAATCAACAATAAAAGTATTGACTTTTAGAACTTTTTCTTATAAAGAAAAAATAATTATATATATTAAAAAATCAGAGAAGTAGTAAAAACTAAACGGGGGTTTAATATGTTGGATATTACAAAGAGAAAAAAGAGCATAATAATTACAAAAGATGGTGAGACAATCTCAACATTTGAACTAACCAAAAAGACATTCTATAATAATTATAATCTTTTATCAACTACCATCAAAGAAATTGTAAATGATAATGAGTATTCAGTTGAATATTTTGTTAAGTTGCTGTCATCACAGTATCAATTTACTGATGATATAATTAAAGACTATGAAAAACTAATTGATTATACTATGAAATATATAGACCGCCTAATTGATCAAATAGATCTTAGCAAATATGTAGATAAAACTAAAAGGACTAGTAGTTCATTATTTTTAGATGAAAATGATATAAGAGATATAATTAAATTATCATATCATATGAAAATCTTTAGTTTTATATTTAATAGTAATGTATTATCAAATCTAAATGCAAAAAGAAAAGCTTTTAGTACACTTGTTGAGAAATTAAATGTTCAAAAGAGTATAGATATATTATATGAATTTGTAGATAAAAGAACAATAAGTTTTAAAGTTGATAAAACAATGTGGACATTTTTGAAATTATATTCTCGAACACCAGAAATTGTTAAAATTGATATGTTTAATTTTGTCGTTGAGACATTGTTAGCAATATTTGAACCAGGTAGATCAAATATTGTTGGTTTTATTGTTAATTATATAGATAGAAATATTAATTGGATAATGATGGAAACATATGATGATAATATTGTTACAGATTCAACATTATCCCAAGATGAAGAAGAAACTGTTGATATAGTATTTAAAAGTGATTTTATAGCAACTTGTTCTTATGAACATACAATTAGTAAGTTGACTGATTATGTTAAGAAATGGTTAATTGATAAAAAAATAAATATTGGGTTTTTTGAAACACGTTGCAATAATGATTTATATGTTACAAAGTTTCATAGTTTGTTTATTTTACCATTAATTTCAAAGATTACAAATATAGATTATAATTATTTAAACTATTTGATGAAGGATAAAGTTACAATGTTTTATCTCCAGGCTTATACCTATATTATGTTTGAAAAATATTTTGCTAATGATTATAAACATTTGTTAAATGTTTTACCATTAGGATTATCTAATTCAGATTTAGGTAAAGCTCAGGTTAAATTAGTTACAGATATGATAATTAAGAAAGATTTCTCTTTTTATAATTTTAAGCATAAACATAATATTGCTATAAGATTAATATCTGAAGTTCATAATATTATGTCAAAGAAACACAAATTAAAAAATATATTTTATGATAGTATCAAAAGTTTTAATTTTGGGGCAAAATATATTGAAGAATTATTAGATATTTATAACCAATTATTTTCAGAAAATAGTCTCTTAATAGAATTTCTTAATGAAAAAACTCATAAGATATTAACTGATGAGTGATATACAATTTTATAATATGGAGATATAGTGATGGCTGGTGGATATAATTATTTCTTTTTTGATGTTGATGGAACACTTTTTAATACTCCAAAAATTTTAAAAAGTGTGCAAACCGCATACAAATTAAAAGATGATCCATTTTATAATTTACATTGTTTTAAAGATTATAATGAGTATGTAGATTTTTATACTACTTATCCAGAAACATATGTTAATAAAGATAATATTGATAAGTTTTCCAAAGTATCAAGCTTGAAGAAGTTAAAGAAGAGTCCACTGAATAACATATATGTGTGTTCTGGATTTAAGGAAGATGACAGAAAGGCATTAGAAAACTTTTTGGTCAAATATGGTCTACTTGGTTACGAAAGTTATTTACCTTATAAGACATTAGGGATGTCAAACGAATCATCAATTTTTTTTAAGGTTAGAATGTTAAAAACATTAATTGAATTAAAACGAAATATTAAGAGGTTTTATATTTTTGATGATGATCCAGATTTTATACAATTGGCACATTCTCAATTAAAGCCTTGTGGTATCTCATTGGATTTTGTAGCAATAAGATATCCATATAATGAAAAAAAGGTAAATGAGTTATTTGTAAACAATAAATGTATTAATGTATTAGATTTTGATATATGGTTCGAAGATTATATTCATGAACTTTAACTAGTTTAACATGTATAAAAAATAAAAACAAGGAGGCTAAACTATTATGTGTGGAATATTTGCATTTTATGCCAGAGAATCTGTTCCTAATAAACAATTCTTTTTTGAACTCTTGAAAGAAGCTAGAAATCGTGGTAATGATGGTGTAGGTGTTAATATTTTTAATAGAAATAAAGAATTAGTTTTACGTATTAAATCAATTAATTGTAGTGATGATTACTTAAAAGAATTATCTCTTGTTATATCTAACAGTATGTCTAAAGGTGATATATTATTAGGAAATTTCAGAGCAGCACCTGAAACAGAACCACTCTCTACAATGACAGGTGAATTAAATTTACAACCAATTTTTAATCCAGATGAAAAATTATGTGTAGCACACAATGGTGCTATATCCAGTCAATCTTATGATGAATTAAAAGAAAAATCAATTTCTAAAGGTATTTCTAAAGTTTCAAATATTGATAGTGAAGCTATCTTATGGGCATATTCCTTAAGTAATTATGATTTAAAGAGAACATTAGAAGATTCAGGGTTATCTGGTGGGTGGTCATTTATACTTCTTGATTTAAATAAATGGAGATTATTATCTGCTTGTGCTGCTAATCCATTTAGTCATGGTTATATCAGAGGTGTTGGTTATATCATTCATTCATCTTTAAATGTTTATCCAAAACTTATGAGAGCTTTAGATAGAAGAGTTGATAAATGTGGAGCATTTGCATGGGAAGATTTTTACTGGCATGAAAGAGATGGATTTAGATATTTTGAAATGGATTTAGATAGTGGTGCTGAAACTGCAGGAAAGTATAAACATTATTTTATTCATCCTACTTGGAATTCTAAAGATGAAGGAAATGGTAAAAAATACTTAGTATGTGTGTCAGGTGGATTAGATTCGTCTACAACTGCATGTATATTGAAAGCTAAAGGATATGATATAGAACTAGTTCATTTTAAATATGGCCATAGAGGAGATGATGCTGAACAATTAGCAGTTGAAAAATTATCAAAATATTTAGATGTTAAATTGACTACATTTGATTTAAGAGAACATTATAAGATAATAGATAATTTTTCAATGTTAACTAATAAAGATGTTAGAATAGTTACTGGTATGAAACCTAAAACAACTAATGCATGGACTTGTGGTAGAAATATGTTATTTCTAGCATATCTGGGTGCTTATGCTGAAAGTTTAATTATGCAAAATCATTATGAGAAGGTTTTTATTTGTGGTGGATATTCTAATTTAACTGAATCGGGAACATATCCAGATAATACTGAAAAATTTGTTTATGCTATGGAAGAAGCATGGAAATATGGTACTTTAGCTGGTGCACAATATAGACTAAAACATATAAACGTTTGTGCAAATATAACAAAATATGAACAAATATTAGTTTTAAAAGAATTGGGTATGGAAGATGTACTTGAATTTACTGTTTCCTGTGATAGACCTATAGTTAAAGATAGTGAAATATTGCAATGTCAATGTGAAACAGAAGAATTTGGAAAAATGCCTGCTTGTGGTAGTGGTTTATTATCTTGGTGGGCAATGAAAAAAGCCAAAGTTGAAGATCCTAGAAAATATTATCTAATAGTTGATAAAGATTATAAACCATTTATACCAGAATATTTAAAAAGCAATGAGCTAGATAATGTTCATGTTACTGAAGAACATATTAAAAATATAATGGATAGATTAATATTTGAGTAGTAGCAGTTAAAAAAAGGAGGCTTTTAAACATGAAACAAAGAATAGGTTATGGTGTAAACTGGTTCTTAACAAGAAAGTGTAATTTAAGATGTTCATACTGTGCAATTGTTAGGCCTAATGATGTTTATCCAGATACACCATTCAAAGAAGACGTTGATATAGAAAAAGCTAAGTTATTTATAAGTAGACTTAAAAAACATAATCCTGATGCCTTTCATATGTTTTTAGGTGGAGAACCAACTGTTTATCCTCATTTGAAAGAACTAATTGAGCATTGTAATAAAGAAGGTGTATTGTACACTATCATTACAAATATGACCGATTATTCATATAAGAGAATTAATCAATTACTAGATGAAGTTGGTTATATAAATGGTTTGTCATTTACTATTGATACTGTTTTATGGCAAGAAGATTTTGATAAAAATGATGATAGATATAAGAAATCGATATCTGCATATGAAAAGTTTATGTCATTTAGATTAGATAATAGAATAAGAGAGTTTGTTGCTATTGTTGGTGTAGATTCTAACAATATAAACTATCTTCATGAAATATCAAAAGAATTATCGGATAAAGGTGTATGGATTGATTTAATATTGATAGAAACAAAATTAAATAAATATTATGATTTCCCAACAGATATAGATTATGATATGCTTATTTATAATACACCAGAGAATATAAAAATTCTTGAGGAAGTCTATAAAAAAGCCGAGGATGGGGAATATTATGTATTGGCACACCAAATGATTAAACATCTATTAATATCTAATTTACCGCAACATTATAACTGTATAATAGATAAATATTTTGATACTATAACAATAGATTCAGATAGTAAATTTAGATTATGTTTAAGAATAAGAGGAACAAAAACTCCAAATATAGATATTACTGAAATATTAGATGATGATGGTAATTTGACTAATAAGTATAATGAATTACTAGAATATTTAAAATTAGATAAAAAAGATTATTGTTATGGTTGCATGTGGACATGTCCAATGTTTGGAGAATTGATAGGTAAAGGTATCATTAAGCCAGAAGATATGAATCATGATAACATAGAATTAGAATATAAAAAGGAGGCATAATATGAATACAAAAAAAAGATTAAGAGAACTTATTAAAAATGAAAAATTGGATGTTACAAATTATTTTGATAATCCGAGTAAAAAAAGAACACCTACAAAAGATAGTGTTGTTCTAACTCTTGTATTTCAATCTTTACCAAATGAACCAAAAAAGGATGATGAATTTGTAGAATATAAATTTGGATTCTCTATAAAATCAGTGGGTGATAATTTTTCAAAGCATATTGGTATTAAAAAAGCATATGAAAGATATAAGAGTGATAAATATGGTTTCAGATTTCCAATTAATAGTTTAAAAAGATTATATTCTATTTCAATGTTTGTTGGTAGTACTTTTGAAAGTTTTAATGAATTTTGTAAGAAAAATATAAAAAATTATAATGAATTGAGATCCATATATGATGATCCACATAAAAGGGTTAATACCAATTTGAATACTGTTGTTTATCAAAATGGTGATATAGTAATTACTATATCAGATTTATTTTATTGTTTTGATGGAATGGAAAGAGATTTGAGAAATTATTATTATAAGTTGAATTTAGAATATTTTATATTGCAGTCTACAATAAAAATATTAGAATCAGAAAATTCTGCTATTTTTATCAATCCTTTAAAACGAAACAAATCATATATGAGAGTGAAAAATATAATAAATGACAAACTTATGATTAATGATAAACTATTAAATCTAATAAATAATATCAATGATAAGTTTACTAAAATTATAAAGGAGTTTGGTGATGGATTTGAAAAATAGTAAAATTAAACTATTAGAGCTATTCACTTCTTTCCAAGGTGAGGGAACAAATACTGGGCAATTGTGCACATTTATAAGATTTAAAAAATGTAATAAAAATTGTTCATTTTGTGATACTATGCTTAAAATGAAATATGATCCAGAAGCAGAATATTCCTATGAATCTATATTAGAATTGGGTGAAAGAACTAATTATAATTTTGTAATTACTGGAGGAGAGCCTACTTTACCAATATATAGACAAGATATTATAAATCTATTAAATTATTTAATTAATCAAAAAGGGATGTTAGGCATAGTAGATATAGAGACAAATGGATATCAATTATTAGAGTTAGTTAAAGAAATTTATGATAATAATATTCATGAAAAATGTGATCTAGGAGTTAATATTTCACCAAAATATACTAATGATTATGATGATGAATTGAATTATATTGTATCACAAATCAAACAAGTTCAAAAGTTTTATGATATGAAATATATTTTCAAAATTGTTGCATTTGATTACCAAAATAATTTTGATTTAACAAAACATGTCATTGAATCATTAATAAAAATTTATAATATCCCATCAACTAATATTTATATTATGCCGGAGGGCATTTCAAGAGAAAGTTTAACTATTGACAACAGAAAGTTAATGGAGATATGTTTTAAATATAGAATTAATTTTTCCAGCAGGTTGCATGTATTACATAACTTTGCATAGGTGATATATTATGAAAATTACTTATATTACTGGGTTTGCATATTCTGGTAAAACAACATATGCAAAGTATTTGTTATTAAAAGATATCCAATATGGAAAAATGTCACTAATATATCCCATGGCAAGTGGAATCAAATATTTTTTTTATAAGTATTTTGGATTGTCTAAAATGGGTCTATTATCTGCGGATAATAGGTACTCTTCTCTAAATACCCAAAAATTAATGAATATGATATTGGATTATTTTAATTCATTAGACATAGAAATAATTCAAGAAGATTTAGAAAAAATAAAAACTGTAATAGAAGAATTGTGTTATCATATAGATAATTGTTTAACAAATAATGATTATAATTATAGTTTTAGAAAATGTATGCAATTATTTGGAACAGAAGTAGGAAGAAATTTGGATAATGATATTTGGATAAAACTTTATTGGAATAGAATTAAAAAGTTAAAAAATATTGATAATATCTATATTGACGATTGGAGATTTCCAAATGAATATTTAGGAATGGCGGATTTGGTAAATGCTGATACTTATTTGGATAATTATGATAAATTAGATTTAGAATTTGAGACGATATTTATTTATTGCCCCATTGAAACAAGAATGGAAAGATCTGGTTTAACTAGTGAACAATTGAAAGATATGTCACTACACGACTCTGAAAAATATATAAACCAGTTACATGATATGTGTCAAATAAAAATAGATAGCAAAGAGGTTAAATTATGTTAACTACAGATTATGTTGTTGCTGGTGGATTTAATTTTTATTCGGCTGTTAATAGAAGGTTGGACGAAATTAGAGAACGTTGTCCTGATTTGACTGATGATAAACTAAAAAATGCATTATCACATTTTGGGAATAGGGCATTGTTATCATTTGGTATAAATTTGGGTAGTAAAAAGAAAGAGAATATAATTAAAGATACAGATAAATATATACAGTCAATTGTTAATATGATAGATAGTGCATCATCATCAAATTTTATTCCGGATAATATGATAAGATATATAGATAGTGGGGGATTCCAAATTTCCATGGGATATATTCCATCATATGAAATTCCAAAATTTATTGATATGTATTGTAAATTTTTAGTAGACCATAAAGATAAATATGAGAGGGCATTTAGTCTTGATGTTCCAGCAAATGACAAAGTATTTAAAAATTTTGATGAATTGTATTCTTTAAATAAACAATCTTATGAAAAAATATGTGAATTACCAAAAGATGTTAGAGAGAAATTAATATATGTTTTCCATTTTAGGACACCTAAAACATATGAGATTTGGAGAAAATTGACGTTTGAAGATGGATTGATGGAAAGATTGGGTAGTAATAAGTGGGCAGTTGGAGGTATTGTTGCAAGTCTTGCTGGTGATAATGAGGTTCCACTTATATCATATGTATTACCATTAGTCCCATTTCTAAATTTTGAAATGCAAAGACGTAATAAATCTTTTGATTACCATATATTGGGTGGTTCTGCCTACAGAGATGTATTATTCTATTCTCTTATGAGAAAACATGTTAAACAATTATATGGTGTGGAAGTTAATTTTACCTATGATTCATCTGGGTTATTTAAACAATTGGCTATGGGCAGATTTTTAGATTTTATTGATGAGAGTAATGGTTATGTATATAAAGTAAACGTTATGTCAGATTACTTAAATCAAAGTGTTAATGAGTTTGTTAAAGAATCAAATTTAAATCATGTTATCAGTAAATGTAATGCCCTTTCTGAAAAATTTAATTTACCATATTTAGATTTTAGCAAAGGTTTATATGATTTAGAAGGTAAAAATCAACCATTTTTTAAAGATGTAGAATTATATTTAATGTTTTTATTATTAGATTTCTATTATGAACTAAAATTAATATGTGAAAAATTTGTAGACGATATCTATCCGTTATACTATCAAAATAGAATGAAGTTTAATAAAGAAGTATTTGATTTATTACACAGATTAAATAGAGGGACAATTTCACAAAAATTTAGGACCAAAACATCATCAATATTAAATTCTATGGATTTTATGAATGATTTAAATGAGAAAAGAGTCGACATTATGATTAACAAATATATGTCTAAAGATGAGTTTATGTGTTTAATTAGAAAATCTCCAACTTTCTGATAAGGGGGAAAACAATATGATTAACAAAGATTTTTTTGATCAAATATTTAGATTATTATTTAGTAAGATAAGTAAAAAAGATAATAGCAGTGATATTGCTGATTATAATACTAATATAGTTGAAATAAGTTTAAAAATTAAAGATATTCTTTCACATTATAGAAAAATTGATGGTGGAATACCTTTAAAATATAAAGAATTTGGTGATTTTCTAATAAAAGTATCTTCAGATATATTAGAAAATAATTATAATCAAATACAACTAATAAATATTTTACAAAAATATAGATTAAGTGATACATTGAAATCTATACTCGATTATTGTATTTCTATTCCTATAACAGAAAGTGAATACTATTCTTTATTAGAAGTATTAGAATTAAAAAGTAATGCGATAAAAATATTTAAGGATAAAGAAAAGATATTAGAATATTTTGAAAAAGTTGATAATAATACATTTTCATCAATAGATGATATGATTAATAGTTTCGGTAAATTATTAGGTGATGTTTATTTAGATTTTGTTACAATGAAAGATAATGTTAAAGTTGCTGATGGTGTTCAAAGTGATAAATCTTTTCCTAGGAGAATGACAATTAGTCCATCTGGTGATAATAAGAATGATGGGTCTATAAAAACACTATTAAGTAATTATTTTCAATATAGAAGAAATATACGAACATTGAGATCAGGTTTTTATTCATTTGATAATTATTTTTCTAATTATGGATATGAATCAGGTAGATTATATATTTTAACAGGTGTACCAGGTAGTGGTAAATCTATATTTTTATTAGAATCAATTGTTAAATCTGCCTTATTTTATGATTCAATACTAGGAGAAAAAGAACTAATTCCTGGAAAAAAGAATCTTTACATTTATTTGACAGCAGAGAATCAAATATATGAAACTCTTATGAGATATTCTTCAATGATTGTTGGATGTAAAACAACTAAATTATATGAGCATCAAACAGAGGATGCAACTTTAAAAATTAATGAGAAAGCCACGTTTAAAAATTCTGCAATAGAAATTATGTATGTTGACTCATATCAAACAACAATATCAGAATTAATGGTTATAGTCGATAGAATAATTCATCAATATGAAAGAAATTTTCCAGGGGAATATACTTTAAGGGGAATATATGTTGACTATTTAGATTTATTTACAAGTGGCACAGATGAAGAAGTATATAGATTGGAACTTGGTAAAATTACAATGGGACTTAAGAAAATGGGTATACATTATAATGTTCCTGTCATAACATTAACTCAGATGAATGATTACTATATAGATGGTAAAACTAAAAAACCGTCACTTAGTAACTTAACTGAATCAAGAAAAAAGGCAGAACATGCAGATTGTGTAATGTTTATGTATGAAAATCCAGCATTTTCAATATATGGACAAGATAAGGATGGAACATATATAGATAAGCGAGATGCAAAATGTATGACTATACATACAGTTAAAAATAGAGATCATCAGATTGGTACTTTTGATGTTATTGTTAATTATGATAATAAAAGAATGTATGATGTAGAGGTTATAGAAAACAGAATTACTCAAATAGATTTTTATAATCAATTATTTAATTATAAGCCCATACATTTATCGAATGGTAAAATAAGTTTAACTGTTGAATGTGATGATAAAAATAATAAATTAAATATTTCAATGTTAGAAAAAATGATTAGGAATGAAATAAAGGGTGATGGGACTAAAGCTATTAGAGGTGTAAGTAGTTCTCCTCCTATATTTGATGATATTAAGAATGATAATAATGTTCAAGTGTGGGGCATAACTAATAATAATGTAGAAACAATTGATTTAAAATCAAAGAAAGAATTATTTGATAATTCTGTTAAAATAAACGAATCTAATCTAGATAAGAAGAATGAATTCATCTTTTAGATCTAGATCTAAAAAGTTAGATTTTTGATATATGTCTATTGAACATTTAAAAAATAATTTATTTGAATAATTATTTAATAATTTTATAATAGGAGAGGTGTTAATCATGATCAAAAAGAAAAAGACTTATTTGGATTTATTAGAAAGTACTGTGGTGTCTGTTTATAATGAGACAATTAAAAAACATAGTGCACCAGCTGATGTTATTATCAAGTATAATGGTAGTAACAAATTGCAAACGTATAAAGATTTGGAACAAAAATATGCATCTGATATTCTTGAAAGATTTTATTTTGGTGAATTTGATGAAGAGATAAAAACTTTGGATTTCTATTTAGAAAATACTGATATGACAGATGATGAAATAAAACAAGATGTATCTGATGAATTTATCGAAGCATTCTTTAATGAAGAAGTAGAAGAGAAAATGTCAGGACAGGCTGCAGCAGATCAGGGTTCTGGTCA